TTGGGCTTTCACGCTTATCTACAACGAAAAGGTGTGGCTTTTGAAGGAGTGATGGGTAAGGTTCTAAACAATCAAATTTTCAAACATATTAGAAAAGGATTAGATGATGCTAACCAAATTCTTGGTCAAATACGAGGTCCCGCTCCTGATGCTATCAGCTCTGGCCAGCGGTTTAGCCACCTTATGGCTATTGCTCCAAATGCTTCTTCGTCTATCATTATGGGAAACACTAGCCCTTCTGTTGAGCCTTATCGTGCTAATGCTTACCGCCAAGACACTCTCTCAGGATCTTTTCTAAACAAGAATCGTTGGTTGGATAAAGTAATCAGAGATTACCTAACAGGCGGTGATTCATCTGAGCAAACTCTTGAAGAAGGTGAATACAATGACATTTGGTCATCCATTATTGCTAATGATGGTTCTGTGCAACACCTAAATTGGATGGACGAAAACACAAAAGCAGTATTCAAAACATCTATGGAAATTGACCAACGTTGGGTTATTGAATTGGCTGCGGACCGTCAACAATACATAGACCAAGCACAGTCATTGAACTTGTTCTTCCGTCCAGATGCACATATCAAATACATTCACGCCATTCACTTTATGGCATGGAAAAAAGGATTGAAAACACTTTACTACTGCCGTTCTGAAAAGATTGGCAAAGCCGATAAGGTATCAAAGAAGATTGAACGACAAGTAATTAAAGAACTTGATATGGTTCAAGTGGCTCAAGGCAACGATTGTATAGCTTGTGAGGGATAAAAATGGACATAGTAATCACAGAATCAGCAAATGCAAAGATAACTGATATCTTGGCAGAAGAAAACAACCCGAATATGAAACTTAGAGTTTTTGTACAAGGTGGTGGCTGTTCAGGATTCCAATATGGATTTACATTAGATGAACTACAAAATGAAGATGATTGGGTTATAGAAAAACCAGGACTAACTGTTTTGGTTGATTCTATGAGTATGCAATATATGCAAGGCGCTTCTATTGACTATAGTGAGTCACTTATGAGTAGTGAATTTGTTATTAAGAATCCGAATGCACAATCCACTTGTGGATGTGGAAGTAGTTTTACAGTGTAAGGAAAATAGAATGAAAAAGATATTAAGATTTACGGCATCATGGTGTGGTCCATGCAAATCAATGGCAAAAATACTGGAGAATGTCAATACAAGTATTCCAATTGAAGTTATTGATATAGATGTTAGTCCGGATATTGCAGCTGAATATTGGATTAGGTCAGTGCCAACATTGATTATGTTGGATGGTGATATTGAAATGAAACGTATGACTGGTGTTAAAGCTGAAAATATAATGAAAGAGTGGATAAATGGATGATTTACAAAAAAATGGTTATAAAATTATTGATAATTTTTTACCAGAAGAAGAACATAAATTAATAGAAAATACTTTAACAAACGATCCTCTTTTTCCATGGTTTCTTAATAGTGATAAATCATCTGATGGTGAGTTAATGGAAATTGATGATTTGAATAATTATCAATTCACACATACATTTTATGATAAAAAAATCATCAATAGTACTTATTGTAATAATTTAACTCTTTTATTTGATTCTGTTCTACAAACATTGTCTATTTTAAGAATAAAAGCTAACTTGACAATTAGAACAGAAGAAATAGTAAGATATGGTTGGCACGTAGATTTTGATAGTAATAAACATAAAACAGCAATTTATTACGTAAATACAAATAATGGAAAAACAATATTCAAAAATGATTTGGAAGTTGATTCAGTGGCTAATAGATTAGTTATTTTCAACGGTGATATGATACATACAGGAACATCTTGTACTGATAAAAAATTTAGATGTGTAATTAACTTAAATTACATTGAACAATAATAGGAAAAATAATGGTTAAAAAAGAAACACTACATAAATTAACGGATGAAAGAAGTTATTTCAAACCGTTCAATTATCCTTGGGCCTATGAAGCATGGTTAAAGCATGAGCAATCACATTGGCTTCATACAGAAGTTCCAATGATGGAAGATGTTAAAGATTGGAAGAAAAATCTATCCGCCAGTGAGAAACAATTTCTAACACACATATTCCGTTTCTTTACACAAGGTGATATTGATGTTGCAGGTGGTTATGTAAATAATTATCTTCCACATTTTCCACAACCAGAAGTGCGGATGATGTTAATGGGTTTTGCTGCTCGTGAAGCATTACATATTGCTGCATATAGTCATTTGATTGAAACACTTGGTCTACCTGAAACAACATATAACCAATTCTTAGATTACCAAGAAATGAAAGACAAACACGATTATGTGTTAGACATTTCTTCTAAGAATGGTGATACCGCCTCAACTGCAACCCATATCGCCGTGTTCAGTGCTTTCACTGAAGGGATGCAGTTGTTCTCCTCTTTCATTATGTTGCTTAACTTTCCACGTACAGGAAAGATGAAAGGTATGGGACAGATTGTTACATGGTCTATCGTTGATGAAACTATGCACGCCGAATCAATGATTAAATTGTTTCGTACCTACATAGAAGAAAACAAAGAAATATGGAACGATGAACTTAAAGGCCGTATTTACAGCATTGCAGAAAAGATGGTTGAACTGGAAGATAAGTTTATTGACCTCGCCTTTTCTATGGGCGCTATGGACGGTCTATCTAGTGAAGATGTCAAGAAGTATATCCGTTATATTGCTGACAGGCGTCTTATATCTCTTGGTCTTAAAGGTATTTTTAAGGTAAAACGTAACCCACTACCATGGGTTGAGGAAATGATTAACGCACCAACACATACTAACTTTTTTGAAAACAGAGCAACTGATTATGCAAAAGGCGCATTGTCGGGAGATTGGGGTGATGTTTGGGCTAACTAAAGGGAAATCAAATGACAACAAAAACAATAACAGCAGAATGTCATAGTTGTGAATCTAGTTACGACATAGTTTATATGGAAGAATTAGTATCTGAGCATTATCCAGAGATTTGTCCGTTTTGCGGCGAACACATTGAAGAACTGTCCGAGGAAGAAGAATACATAGAGGACGATGAACTCAATGATGATGAAAAATGGGACAACTAAATTGGTTATACAATGATACAGATTTTACAGAAGAATTAATTGGTGAAAATTATGGATTTGTCTACCGGATTACCAACATGGTAGATGGTAGACAATACATTGGTAAGAAATTCTTTTACACATCCAAAACAAAACAAGTCAAAGGTAAGAAGAAACGTTTCAAAGTTTCCTCGGACTGGCAAACTTACCACGGTTCTAGTGACATTTTACAAAAAGATGTTATACTACATGGCCAAGATAAGTTCAAGAGGGAAATCCTCCACTTATGCAAGAGCAAAGGTGAGTGTGGTTATCTTGAGGCAAAAGAACAGTTTGTTAATGGTGTGTTAGAAAGTGATAAGTATTACAATAGCTGGATTATGGTTAGAGTGAGAAAGTCACATATAAAAGGATTGCAATGTTAGAGTATTTTAAGGATATGACAGACTATGATGTTTTGTTCTGGTTACCAACGGACAAAGAAGATGTGATGAAAGTTGAGAGTTGTAGGTATAAAATACCAGGTGAACAAATTGGTGGTAGTAAATTAGGTCCAGAATATCACATTGTAGTATTTAAGTTTGATAAAGATAATGGTACATATGACCATGACAAATGGGATGCCATCCTGTCGGATCCTAGAGTTTATGTTTCTGGATTAATTCCACAAAATTGGTATGGATTTGTGGCCAGAAAAACCACAGAATCGCAGGATTTTGTTGATGACATACTTGACAAGATTAAAAATATCTGATACAATGTCACTTTATTGAAACTATTGAAAGTTTATTATGATTCTCGTTGACCTTAATCAGGTTTTGTTGGCTGGTCTTATGGCACAAATTGCCAATGCAAAAAATGTGAAGTTGGAAGAAAGTCTTATCAGACATATGATCCTGAATATCATCAGGAGTCACCTAAAGAACTTCCGCAAAGAATATGGCGAAGTTGTGTTGTGTTCTGACAACCGTAAGTACTGGCGCAAGGAGTTCTTTCCTTTCTACAAAGCCGGTCGTAAAAAGTCACGTAAAAATTCAGACTTGGATTGGCACCTTATCTTTGATATGTTGGCCAAGTTTAAGGTTGAACTCAAAGAAAATTTCCCATACAAAGTAATTGATGTTGAAGGTGCAGAAGCCGATGATATTATCGGTACTCTTGTGCCTCGTCACATTATGAATGAAAACATTCTGATTATTTCAAGTGATGGTGATTTCTTACAATTGCAAATGTATAATGGTCGTAGTAAATACTCCGTTAAACAATATAATCCTACACAAAAGAAATTTCTGATTTCGGAAAATCCATTGGATGAATTGAAGCAAAAGATTATCACCGGTGATAAAGGTGATGGCATTCCAAACATTCTATCACCAAGTGATACCTTTGTACGTGAAATACGTCAAAAGGTAATGACGGAGGCTAAACTGACCAAATTCATGTCGGAGCACTATACCGAATATGATGAAAATTCTAAAATTGGTTTCTCACGTAACCAGACATTGATTGACCTGCGAAACATACCAGGCGACATACAGTCTAAAATTATAAATACATATGAAGAAACGGTACCAGTCAAAGGCAAATTGCTGGATTATTTTATTACAAACAAACTTTTTAATTTAATGGAAGTAATTGAGGAATTTTAATGAAACCCCTATATGAAGTATTTGATGATTTTGAACGAGCAAATAACAAAAAAGAACGAATGGATACAATTCAAAAGAATTTATCCAACACACTTGTAAAAGTATTGGAAATGGCTTACCATCCAAACATTCAGTGGAAGGTAAATGAACTGCCACACAATTATAAATTACCATCCGATACATTACCTGGAATTACTTATGATAGTTTGGACTCTCAACTACGCCGGATGTATGTGTTTAGCCAAGGTAACGAAACTGCTGAGAAATTAACACCTAAAAGACGAGAAGAACTGTTATCACAAATTTTGGATTCTATTGAACCCCGTGAAGCAGAAATCATTTTAGGTATTTTCCAAAAAGATTTAGGTGTCAAAGGACTTGACTATAAATTTGTCAAAGAAGCCTTTCCCAATTTGTTACCGTAACTACAGGAGTATTAAGTGTCTAAGTTTGTGGCTAAGTTTCGCAAGAATGATTATGATGATGATTTTTCACCAAAACGCAATCGCCGTAGAGATGAAAAAGTGGAAAAAAGAAAAATTAAGCATAATTATGAAGATTATGATTATGGTAATGGTT